AACAATAAAGCGTAGTCTTTACCTGTGTCTGATAATCCATTCTCCATAGGTATCTTCTCTAAGTAAGTACCGTCACTGTCTGTGGTAATTACATACAAAGTAGACTCAATAAACTTAAAACTTATGACCTTCCTCGTAAAAGTAAAAGACATCCAGGAACTCTGAATCTTCTCGCTGCCTTGCCAAAAGTATTTATATACAAACAGCTTATTAAAGTCAGAGTCCGATTGAACGATAATCATATTCTCTGCTGCACTACCTTCCATCCTAACGATGTTAGACGGTATATACTTATTAACTTGTTCTGTAATTTCAGCAGCTCCGTAGGTCTCTGTGTTATTATCCACAGTGTACTCTAATAAGCCTTCAAAGTTATTCCTTTTAAAGTTAAAGTATATGTGACTACTAAGTGCTAACGGTCTAATGCTTTCCGATACATCGTACTCAGTAACTGGAGATATTGTAACTGTCTTAGGAGTTAACAAATCTGCACCTCTCAATACAAACTGTGTCTTAGCAGAGAATAACATTAGCTTCTCTTGGAACGCTTGTGCGTATTTAAGTAAGCTGATCTTGGTGTGGGATATTCCTACATCTATAGGAGCAGAGTCTAATAAAGATTGTGTAGTGGTCCTGAAGAAATTAAAGTATTCATCTGCTTCAGAGAACACTACCGTATCATTAGTCAATACTCCTAACCTGTTCTTAAAGAAGAAGATATCATTAATAGATGTATCGATAAAAGAAGGAAAAGGGTTACTGTAATCATCTCCTGATGCCTTAACATTCCATTCAATTGTTTTTAAAGTTAAACTTGTTATCTTACCTGTAGCTTGGTCAGGAATTAATCTGACTGGCATCGTTGTACTATCTAAAGTTGTTTCTATTCCTAACGACTTATCTGAAGAAGTTACACCGTCATTAGTCCAACCTACTGTTTCTATCCAAGACCCTTCTCCGTAATCTTCCTTATCTTTTGATTCAAAGCGTACATAGTAATCATCTTGATCTAACTCTGCATCTCCCACCACCTTAACTCTAAAACCATTAAAGCATGATTTAGGTAAATCAGTAATACTATCCACTTCTTTATAGATAGCTTCTATACCTTGGTCTGCTAAACCATCTGATACTCTAACTGAAAAATCAGTGTTAGGATTAGTTATTTTTATTACACTATCTTTAACTTCAACCGTTAAACCACTAGCACCACTTCCTGGTATTGTAGGAGTAAAAGTAGGAAACCCATAACCATAACTAGCAGCGTTAGCACTTGTTATATCTATTGTTGATGTATTAAAAGCAGGTTTGCTTTGTCTCCAAAAATTATAACTAACAATTTGTACTGTCTTGTGTTGTCTAATTGTATAGTTAGTTGTTATCCCTGCTGTAGCTGTAGGCACATAATTAGAACCTTGATGGGTTAACTCGTGAGAACTATAAGAACCGTTAGCTGCAAAAGTTAAAGTGCCTTTAGCCCCTGATGCTGTAATGTTAGAAGCTCCATCTGTTTGATTGATTAAAAACTCGTAAGTATATTGAGTTGTGCTTCTATTCTCACTGACAGGAAACCCTGTGCCTCCTGATATAGTAAGAGAAGACATCTGAGTAGCTGTTGTTGTAAACTCAGATATACAATCTGCAAGGTCTTTCGCTATAAAAGCTGTATCAGCGTGTAATCCTTTAGGAGCAGTGTCCCCAGGTCCACTTATATATGTAGCTTTTTTAGCTCCGTGTGCTACATGGCTATAATCGTGATGCGAACTACTTGTGTTGCTGTGACCGTCTAAAGCTGCTGCCAAAGGAACTAACGCATCATCGATATAAATATTATAAGCTTTCTCGTAGTCACCTAACTTAACAAAGATTAAAGCTTCATGTTCTAAAGGTTGTGTCTTTAAGGTTGTGTCTTTAGCTATCGTCTTCTGTGTGTTAACAAGAAAGGTAGCATCTGCTACTGTTAAAGCTCTTAGGTCTTGTAATGGATTAGGAGTACCAGATACAGATAGATATGTACTAGCTGCTATAGAAGGTACATTTATGTGGATAGATGTCTTAACACCTTGTGTAATATCAAAAGCTTTTAATCCGTTAACAGAGTCGTACGTTATAGCGTACTTATTCTGTTCATCTCTATCTACAAAGTGTGTGAATAAATTAGAGCTAATATCAGCACCTAATCCAGTATCATAGGAGAACCTAGAGTTAGGTCTTTTTACTAATCCCTCTACTACAGTTGACCAAGCATTAACTTGTTCATCACACTGTCCAGGGTATCTTAAATTGTCAGGCTGTTGTGAGACACCTTGGGCAAGGTTCGGAATACTTGTGTTAAGCAGAGGCATCTCTATCGATCAATTACTCGTAATACACTGTAGTTATCAAAGATAGTTCTATCTGCATTCTCAGAGTCACTCTCAATAGCTCTTGCTTTCGCTTCGATCTCATCTCTTAAAGCAAACCCTTCTATCTCACGACTACCTAAGAATCGAGCAGCAAAGATACGAGCAGATTTAACAGCGATGTAATGTCTAAATTGTTCAGGTAGTTCTTCAAACTCTAACTCAAAAGTAATAATAGCTTTCAAGTCCTTGGTCCAAGTTTCCCTGTGGTTCTTCCTGTCGTATAGCTTAGTACCTCGTTGTACAGGATCAGAGTCCGTATATATCTCAGGGTCTAAGTCTACCTTTAAAGTGTTAATTGGAAGAGTAATCTTACTTGTAACAGAATCAGGAACAAGTGGATAATCATACTCCGTGTTGTAATGCCAACCTTCTGACTGAATAGCCTTACTAGTTTCTTCTAACGCATGGACTGCTTGTGTAACGGTAACAGGAACACTAGTTCCACTTAAAGTATTAACAGGTGATTCTCCTATTACAGAGATCATAATGTTTACCGCTTCCAGTTTTGTTGTCAGTGCCATAGCTTAATAAATAAAAATATCAGTGGAGGGAAGGGATTCCGCTACGCAGTCCCCCTCCCCAACACCGAAGAGAGAACTATTTCTGCAATTCAATAGCACACTCAGGACGGAGAACTCCGTGACCCATAGCATACTTAGCAACAAAAAGTGTTCCTTGACGCTCGATTTGATACTCGCTTTCAGTAGCAAGATCAAGAAGCTTAACTGTTCCGACAGCAGACGAATGAGCAACAACACCTAAAGTGTTTGTGAAGTTACCGTTGTAACCTGCTCCACTACCTCCGAAGACATCATTGCTAGAAGCACCGTCTCCAGTAGTAACAGCTGATAAATCAGTTGAAGGAATGTGATTACTCTTGTAGATAGTGATACCTGCAACTTGAGGAATTGATCCAGAAGCAATACTGCCTACTCCACCTACGTCTTTATTGACAGCAGAGGTAGAGATAGCCAACGCACCTGCACCACCTGTAATAAGCTTGTAATACTCTTGCGGACGAAGGACTGCAAAACGACCGTCACTAGGAACGTCATTTTCGTCAAGCTTCTGAGCAGCAGTAAATAAAGCAGCTACAAGTTCTGCACCAGTAGGATCGGTATTATCAGCGTCATCAGTTGAATCAGCTCCGTCTCCCATTGCATTAGCAGAAACATCAAGAATACCACCAACTTTACCACCAGTAACAGCAGCAGCTGTACGAGCAGCAGCGATAAAGGTTTTAGCTAAAGCAGTATCAAAACGAACTGCAAGTGCTTTACCTAACTCATTCGCGTAAACGGAACGAATATCGTAGTGATTCTTAACGTCATCAATGTTAGCCAAGAAAGTAGAAGCAAGTAACATCTTATCGATGGTGATTACTTTCTCTGCCTTTTTGATGTCGCTCAAGTATGAGTTTCCACCGTCAGCGATGTTTTCGCCAGGTGTGTGGTAAGAAGCTGAAGCTACTCCAGTTACTGGGAACTGAGCTGACTTACCATTTTCGATTGTGCGGACAGTATGTAGTGGTTTAAAGATGTTCGACTCTTCAAAAGTTTGTAAGATTTCTCCACTGAACTTTTTAAGAAACAAAGCATCTACGTCACCAGCACTATTAACTTGTCCTACACGTGAGGGGGATGTATTTCCATTAGCCATGATATATTATCTCCTTATGTATTTTGTTATTAATGTTTGTGTATTTGTTTTGCGACTTTCGTTTGAACCTTTGATCGAGATTGTCCACCGCAGTGGGTCTTAACATTAGTGCTACTAATTGTCTGTTAAAGTAAATTAAGTATTATAATTCCACCTAAACATAGAACAGTCAAGACAATAGCCTTCTCCTTCTTGTCCAAGTTATTGTAAATTCTTCTTAGTCTTTTTAATTGATTTATCATTAATGTTAGATTTTTTCTGTACATATCGAGTATAGAAGATAGGTACGATGTTCCAAATTATAACACCTATTAGGCATAGTTTCAACAAACCATAGAATTCATCTAACATAGTGTCAAAGAATCCATTGTTCATCTTCTCGTCTAAATGTTGTTGTACAAGTTCCTGTACATCTCCTTCGGATATAGCTTTTACTTTCTTAGCTAATCCCTTGTTCTCTTCCATTAACTTAGCACCCTCTCCTAGTCCCCATCCAAGGGCAGCACCACCAGCAGCAGGACCAGGACCACCAAGACTACCAATAGTTGCACCACCTACACTACCTGCTAACGGATAAAAAGAAGCCTTGGAACATCCACCCAAAAGAACCAGAACCAACACTGGCAAGAAAAAAG